ATGGCCAGAATAGTAAAACCTTTATCTCCGACTGAAATCAAAAATGCTAAACCAAAAGAGAAAGAATATACCCTATCAGATGGTGAGGGCTTATTGCTGCTAATCTTACCTAGTGGTTCTAAAAGCTGGCGATTTAACTACGCTAGACCAGTAACCGGGAAAAGAACAAAAATGGCCTTAGGCAGTTATCCAGAATTATCATTAGCAGATGCTCGTGCTAAACGTGAAGAATATCGTGCGTTACTTGCGAAAGGTATCGATCCACAAGAAGAAAAAATCCGCATCCAACAAGAATATGAAAACCGTTTAAAAGATACGTTCCATTCTGTTGCAGAAAGTTACTTTAATGGTATCTACAAAGAAAAAGCTAAAAATCCAGAAACACGAGAAAAGAATTGGGAACGATTGAAAAATCATATCTTCCCTTATATTGGCGATAAGCATGTATCAGAAATAAAAGTTAAAGAGTTAGTTAGCATTTATGAAAAAATAGCAGATAGAAGTAACACGCTCAAAAAAATCCACCAGCTTGTCGGTGCCATTATGGATCATGCGATAACAAAAGGTATCATCGAAAGCCATAACTGCAGATTGGCCGTGAAAAACTTCTATATAAAATCCTCTACGCCACATCCCACTATTAAACTTGATGAACTCTCAAAATTATTCCAAGACTTAGAAAATGCTCGTATAGGGAAAAAAACCTATTTATTAATTTGTTGGTCATTCTTAACGGCATTACGACCAAAAGAGGCGGTAAATGCGGAATGGTCAGAAATTGATTTTGATAATAAGTTGTGGAATATCCCCAAAGAAAAAATGAAAGGGCAAGCAGATAAAAAACGACCGCATACTGTGCCTTTATCTTCACAAGCAATTCAGCTTTTAGAAGTGATGAAACTGTTTTCTGAAAATAGCTCTTTTGTTTTTGCTGGTCGCTCATCAAAAAATCAACCCATGAATAAAGCAACCGTAAATGTTGCTCTAAAACGTATCGGCTATAAAGATAAATTAACTGCTCACGGCATCCGTGCGTTTATTAAAACATTCTTAGCCTCTCATAAAGTTGAACGCAATGTATCTGAAACTATTCTCTCTCATTTATTAGAAGGCGGAGACGACTTAGAAAATACTTACAATCGATATAATTATTTAGAAGAAAGAAAACCAGTGATGCAGCTTATCGGTGATTATTGTGAATCTTGCGGAATGAACTTGAATTTATAATTAGTATTTTTTAAAAAAAAAGTTTATTTTTTGATTTTTTGCCTCCACTATCCATTTTTTCACATTTTATTGTTTTAAATCATATAGTTGGGTGAGTGGATACTTGAAAATCAGTGTGTCTCCATGTGTCCATCTCTCCACTGTTTCCCCTCTTTAATTAACCAAAAAGAGGGCTTTCGCCCTCAATTTTGTTATTTTTGTAAATATTCATTAAAAAACTCATCAAAGTTTTTGAAGTGAACATTTGTTTTAAATACTCCACCTGTAGACTTTTTACTCTTGAAAGCAATCGGGTTTCTATTTTGAATCAACCCTTGTTTGATTGCACTCGTAAAGTTGTTATAACTTATCGGGTATTCATGGTTTAGCGCATCGACAAATTCTAAATAAGCAGGATAAAGGTGAGTTCTAAAACGACTGCGCATCTTTGCGTTACCGATCCCAAGCCCATTTTCTTCTTCTGTAGTGTAGAAATAACTACAAAATAAAGTGATATGATCGGAATTGATTTTAATCTTTAACGCCTCATCACTTTTTTGTTGCTGCTCTAGAAATTGCTTTGCATCTGATGGATGCTTAAAGGAGTGGATTATCTTGTAAATGATAGCACTGATTTCACTTGCTATTTTGTCCATCAAATCAGGATCTCTATCTTTTTCTGGGATGATTTTATCAAAAGAAAAAATAACTCTCCGTCTCTCTATCGCACCAGTTCTATCAGTAAATTTTGTTGGCTCATTGTTCACTACCAAGATAACCGCGGGAATGACGGTGGTAAATCTAGATATATATTTTTTATCTATTCGAACATCATCGCCACCTGTTACGCGTTTTAATCCAGAACCTTTTCCGCCATATGCTTGTTGTTCAGAACAAATTAATAGTAGTTTATCCTCGAATCCATCCATTTCTTTAGGGTCTTCAAAATCTTCTAAAGATGCAGCACTAATATTTTGTTCACCAACTAACATTTTAGCTAATTTAGCAAATACTGATTTCCCACTTCCGCCATGCCCTGTAACTTCTAGATACATTTGCCAGTTATAACGATTGGTGAGAATCATATAGAACGCGGCCAAAATTGCATTTTGTTTTGATTGGTTACCATCACTTACCCAGTCAAGCCACTTATCAAAATTGGGTGTTGGTTGTCTCTCATTAATATAATCATGAGGGATATGCGATAAAAGCCAGTTTTCTTTAGAATGCTCTGAAAATTCCAACGTTTTTCTATCAAGAACCCCATTCTTAAAGGCTAATAAACCTTGTTTTGGTGAGCCTAGTATCGTAGATTGAATCTTCAACGTCTTTACTGTCAATTCAATTGAATTGGCGTTATATCTAAGATTGTTTTCTTCAAAAAAACGAACTGCACCACTGATTAAATTTCCCTCATCGTATCGATCCCAACTTATGCCATTATAAGTTAGCGTTTCTTTTGTGAGCGGTATATATCCAAAATCAAATCCTAGATATTTAGAAAGTGCGCGTGCTTTTTTATCTGCCCAATCGCTATCTTTCACTTTCTCTGGCGGTGCTAATTGCTCTGCGAGATCTGCAGTATCTTTATCATTGCGTAAGCGTTGAATATAACCACTTAAATCTTCTTTAGTCTGCGCTGCAGCATCAAGAAGTTTGACTTCTATCGCATCAGAGTTTTTAGCTAAGTTTTGACAAATAGCCGTTATTTCAGCTTTTGACAGTTCACCATATTGAACAAAGTTTACTAATTGTTGATCTTCTTTGACTATGCGGATAGATGAAATACTCTCTAACTGGTCTTCTCCAAGAATAACTGGTTTTATATTTCTATCTAATCCGTAAATTAAAGAACATAACAAGAGCCATTCTTCACCCTTTCCTTTATCCCATGCTCGCCAGGCTTTACGCCCAGCAAGAATAAAAATATCAGAGTAAGGTTCATGTGGTTGATCCTCAAGGTGCGGTGCATTGATTAATTTAGCCATTGTTTGCCTCCTTGCTCCGCATCAATCCCTAATCCAATTCCTGCGCATTGCTTAAATAAAAATGCGTCCTTGAACTGAATCACTCGAATTTGAGCAGTAGGGTAGATTGTTTTGAAAGGCGCTATCGCCTCCTCAGCCTCCGCACGTTCTCTTCTTCCCTCTGCGTGAATAATGGGTGCGCGTGCATTGCCTAAGCTAATTTCTAGCGTGTAATGATTTAAATTAATGGCTTTGATATTTGTGAGTTTCCCTTGCCGAGCATAAGCGCGATGAAGGATTAAAATATCCCCTTTGCTTTCTCGCATTGCGACAACAGTCAGCATAAATAAATCATCAACAACGTGATAGCCAGCAGTTAAAATAAAAGCAGTTTTACTCATTATTTCCCCCTTGCAATTTATCACCCTCAATGCGTTCAATATTGAGTTGGTTTATTTGTGCGATAACTTCACCGAACTTATGGATTAAGTAGTCATTAGCTTGATTAAAGTTTCTGATTGTTTCTTGGTTATTTGAGCTAAGTTTTGCACCTTGCGCCTTAACCATTTCATTAAATAACTTTCCGCCTGTTTTTAATCTCACCACTAAATCAGTAAGTTCATCTCTAAACTTGATTTTGTGATGGAAGTCATCAGGATAGACTTCTAAACATTTACGGTTGCTATCTAAAATCAGCTTGAATTGGCGCGTAAGCTGGGCGAAGTTAAAGGCTAATGGATTCGCGTAGAGTTTCCCTTGATATTTGTTTTTGGTCTCGCTACCTGCGTTTCCTTGCAGATTTTTAACCAGTCCAGAATTGGGCTGGTTGGCACTTTTAACCGCACTTTTAACGAGCTCATTTTTGAGCTTGTTACTTTTGCCGTTGTTCGCTTTCCATTGTTGAAGTTGTTGCATTGGGTTACTTGGTTTCATGTTGTGCCACCTTTCTAATTGTTGCCGCTTTCTTGATTTGTTCGATTGATACCGCCAGTCCTTTGTAGTGTCCAGAGTGTAGATAATCTTCTGCAAAGGCTAAGAACTGTTTAATGCGTTTGTAAGATTTCTCTAACTGCTCGGGTGTCGGTGTATAGGGTGCTTTGAATGCTTTGATTTTTTTAGCTTTCATTTTCTTCCCCTTTCAAAATCGTGATCACTTCTAACACTCGACCGCAAATATCGGCTTGTCCTATTTCGTGCTTACATCTGATTTTTGCCTGTAACGCCTCTCTAAGCGTGCCATATTTACCCGCTATGAATTGGTCGCCATCGTCATAGGTGAAAACAAGGGTGTAAGGGAATTTAGTGTTACTCATCATTTCGCCCCCTTATTTCCACCGTTAAGGTGATAGGTGGCTTCTGTTGATACATTGCGCAATGTGTTTAGAAAATATGCGTTGGCTTGAATTAATGCTCCGATATGTTTTACATTGTCATTGCTCATCGCTTGATTATCAAAATCCTGCTTAGAATCAGCAAAATGCCCTAAACGGCTTACCATATCGCCTAATTCCATTAGTCCTAACTCGATAGTTTCGCAAAGCGTTTCGCTTTCTGTACGTAACTTTATAAGCTCCATTTCATCAATATCATCACGAGCAACTACGTCATTTAATGCCATTTGAATAGTGCCATAACTAAGCATGTGCCACCTCCATTTCAGCAGATACAGAAAGGGTAGGAAGTACCGCTAAAGTGCGGTTGTTTTTGAGTGGGTTTTGGTTGATTCTGCCAACGAATAACAAGGTGTCGCCATCGGTAAAACGTGAGCGTGCTTGTTGTTCATTATCGGCAAGAAGTCTGATTTTGATTTGAGGTGCGCGAATAAGCGCGAAAATGAATTGATACATTTTGCGTAACTCCAATTGTAAACACTTGAGAGTTACCGCGTAAAGTTTCGAGGCTTTGGCGGTAACGTGTAACGGTCTCGAAAACTGCGACAATTGGAACACAGCAAAGGGCGAACCTTTACCGCTACACGCTACCATTGAGAGAGATTTGTAGATTTGATCAATAAAAACAAAATCCGCAAATTCTTTAGGTGTGCGAATGTTACGCATAAAAAAACACGCTTTAGGCGTGCTCTGCGCCAATTGTAAATAAATCGAGTTTCGAGGCTCGGCAATCGTTTTTTGCGACTGCAGGGAAATAATGCCAAATTTCACCGCACTTTGTAAAGTGTTTTTTATAAAGATTTCTGATAAAATAGTTTTGTAACCACCCATATGGTTACCTCCTTAAATTAGAATCGTTTCTAAATTGTTACGCCATAGTTCTTTTTTCCTTGCTATGGCGTTTTTCTTTTCTATTAACCAATGATTAAGCACGTGCAGCCTTCTGTTCTTCAATCCATTGATTCACTTCTTCTAAATCCCAGCGGACAAAATTTTGTGAAAAGCGGATTGGTTGAGGGAACTTCTTAGCTTTTACAAGCTCGTTGAGCTTGGTGCGACCAAAGCCAACAATATGGCAAGCGGTTTCACCAGAGATTAGTTTTTGTTGTGGGTTTAATTTCAGATTTAATTTTTGAGCTTCGTTCATCTCGTAACCTCTATGATTGTTGATTAATGACATTGAGCTATTCAATAACTCGATTGGTTGCGTAACGTTACGAGGGTATTAAATCATTATGGATATAGGGGCGAGAGATAGGAAGAGAATAAAAAAATACCCTGCCTATATAGACAGGGTATAATAAAATCAATGGGTTAAATGTAAATTTAGTTTTTCTTTCTATTAATTGGACAAGCTATTTTTTCTATCTCTGTGGCAAGGGTTTGAGTAACGCGATAATCCCTTATTATATAATCTCTAATTTGAGCATTACTTTTTACATTATCTGGATAATTTGCCCAGTATTTATTTCTGACCTCTATGGCTATCTTTAAAGGATCGTCAGTTCTATAGGCACTCAATAAAATTGGAATGTTTTTATTATTATAATTGTTCTTTAGTTTAGTTATCTGATTGTCTTTTATCTCTAGTTGTTGGCGTAAGTTTTTTATTTCATTTTCGTAGTCAGTATAATTTTTCCCAACATCTTTTTCTAATTTTAAAAATACATCTAAATCTTTTTTTAAAATTTCAATGGAGTCTAAACTAACCTCAATTTTGGGAAGATCTACATACAGATCATCATCTTCATCTGTTAGAATAAATTGTATTTCTACATCGTCATCACTGGCGCTGACAAACTTATCAATTGGATCAATAAATATTGAGTCAGATTTTATTATATTTTTTTCTTTTCCTGTATAACTTGAAGGGCTAATATAAAACCACCCAAAAAAATCAACATTAGGATATATATCTTTTGTCAGATTTATTTCTCGTTTTGAATTTTTAACTTCAAATTGAATATTTATGTTTTTGTACCTATATATACTTCTTTTTTGGTTTGGGGCTGATGACGAAAAGCAGGCGCAAGAGCCAAAAATATCTTTACTAATATCTACTCCTTTGTGCTTTCTATATGTTTTAACGTTGTGTTTTATTCTTAATCCGCCACAGGGAATAAAATATACAGGTTGTAAATAATCTACATCACCTATAGAAGTTAAAAATAACCGTCCACCAAGAGAACCGCAAACAATCTTGATTACAGTTTTAACCTGCCCATCCTTTATGAAATATAACAAATCATCTAAATTAATTTTTTCATCAATTCTATTGTTAATGTAGTCCAATGCTTTCTCTAAAGAAAAGCTAAATCTTTTATTGCTTAATGAAATTTTAATTGTCATAAACGCCCCTTTCGCATTTGCCCTTATTGGTAAGAGCGCACCAACAAAGTAAGGTTCTTTGCTTTCGGGGGCTACCCTAGATGCGCTTTATTTGATTAATTATTCCTTTACTTTAAATGGATAGTGATATTGCCTAATCGAGTTTCTTTTCCGTCATTTCCAATATGCGTTATCGTTCCGCTAATGAACGGTTTATTTTCCTCTTGTTTTTTCCTAAATTCATCTTCCATTTGCTCAAGGGTTTTCTCCATTATCATTTTTTCTTCTGCCTTTTTGGTCGCTTTTTTTTCAATCCACCAAAACCATACAATAAAAGCGATAAATATAGGGACTGAATAAACCCCTAACGCTGCAATCATAAGAAAACACAAGAAAACTAAAAATATTATTAGTAACCCATCAAACATAAGCCGTTATCCGTTAAGCTTTTCATAAAAATATTTTATCAAAGTTTAGATCCGTTAAGCTACGGCTATTTTTTGTTCATCAGAAAAGTTTTATAATAGTCTCGCTTTGAATTTAGAAATATTTTCAAAGTCTTCTAAACGTGAGCGGCTTACTTTTTCGGAAGTTTGCCGCAAACTTTAAGGAGTGGAATGCCTAATCATCGTCCTGCATGTAAGTTTTTAGACAAAATAGCCCAACATTGTGAAATGTCGGGCTTTTCTATTATTTGAACGCTTTTTTTAATTCTTCTTCTGCAACTTCTTTTGCAATTCTTAGAGCCTGTGCCTCACCAGATTTAAAGCCTTTTTCCATATAATGGCGACCTTTCATTTTTACTGTGCCATATTCAACCATCCACCAATAAAACGGATCTGATTTATCTCGCGTATTTTCCCCAATTTTTGCCATTCTACGGCCGTTTGTTCGCATAACTCGAATTGCAGTGATACCACTTAGGCCATCTTTGGCTACTCTTGTTTTATGTCGAACGTTATTTCTAATTGTTCCTTTTTGTCGGAAATTAGTGCTACTCTTCAATGTTGGAACATTCGGCTTGATTGTTTTTTCAATCGATTTAGCCGCGCTATTTAGACCTTTTCTAATTGCTTTTGCAGCGACTTTGTTTATATCCTTATTTAGTTTTTTTAAGTTTTGCTCAAGTTCTTTTAAGCCTTTTATTTGAACTGCCATAGTTTCCCTCTGTAGTTATAAATCAATACCATTAAATTGTTCTAATGCATGTTTGTGTTCATCTGAAAGCTCGAAAATCAAATCACCATATTCAAGTTGATAAGTGCCGAAAGACATTAGGAAGGCTACGGCAGGGTCGATTTTATTTGCGGCTTTCTTCTTGTTTGGTTTAATGTTGGCGTTGGCATCGGTTTCCATCACCACATTGGATAGCGCCCAGGTAAGCACTGGATCGCCATGATGTTCTATCATCTCTCTATTGATTAGCACTTCTGCACTTTTCGCTACTGGGCTAAATCGTTGATAGGTTTGCGGGAAGGGTTCAACCTCAAGCCCTGCCGCTTGTAATTGTGTGCGTAGGTGAGTGGCATTCCATACGTCAAAGCCAATCATCTTAATATTGAAACGTTGTGCATCTTTCAAAATATCATCTCTGATTTTGTCGTAGTCGATACAGTCGCCTTCTGTTGCAATCAGCCAGCCACTACGCACCCAGTTTCGATACATCGCACGGTTTTTATTTGCTACGTTATTAAGTTGAAATTCGGGGATATAATGCCGAGTAACTAACCGCACTTTCTTCCCTTGTGGAAAGGTATAGCAAAGACTGGTTAAGTCATTGGTGCTAGATAAATCCAGTCCTAAATAGCAATCTTGGTGAAGTAAATCCCTTTCGGTGTACTGCCGTTCGCATTGCGCCCAGTTTCCTTCGCCTAGCCACGGGGTTGTGCCTTGACACCATACATTAAATCGCTTGGTAAGCATTTCCACCCATTCGGAAGGAATTCCCCTCGCTTTCTTGATAGTGTTCTCAAAATCAAGGTAAGGAATGGATTTACCAATATTGGGATTGGCTTTTATCCAGTTCTCTTGTTTGTCGATTTCGTTTTCTTCGTCTAGTTCAAAAATCAATACGAACAAGCTATCGTTCTGCTCATTCCCTTCAAGGATTTGAGCGCAATAATCATAATGCTGTTTACAAGCCGAAATCACGTTACTGCCAGCCGTTGTAATGGCAAAGAGCAAACCTTCTGGGCGTGCGCCTTGCCCTAACTCTAATGCGCTATAGACGCTGTTATCTGTGTGTAGGTGATATTCATCAACAATCGCTAAACTAGGGTTTGTGCCTTCAATGGTTGAAGATTTGGCAGCCAATGGGCGCATGATGCTGTTGTTCTTAGGGTTGATGAGTTTGTGCTGTTGAATATTGAGCCGTTTTTTCAGTAAAGGTGAAAGTAAGCACATTTGACGCGCATCATCAAAAACGATTCGGGCTTGGTCTCGGCTCACGGCTGCCGTGTATATATCCTGTTGACCGCCTTCCATCACCAAAAACCAATTGGCTAAAACGGCTGCTACCGTTGATTTTGCATTTTTTCTTGCTACTTGAACGTAAGCAGAGCGATATTTTCTTAATCCTGTATCTTTTCGTTTAAAGCCCAGAATGTTGGCAAAGAGAAAAACTTGCCAATCTGAAAGAATAATCGGCTCACCTCTCAAGTGTCCTTTAACGTGTGGGCATAGTTTCGAGAAAGCGATAAATTTTTCTACCGCACTTTGATCAAAGAAATAATCGGGGTTGTTTAAATCGTTAAAATAACGCGCTACGGCTTGTTTTATCTTCTTACAAGCCACTATTTCACCTGATTGAATTTTCTCTGCGTATTCGTGCCAGATTGCCATATTTAGCCTACATTGTGAGGATTTCATCAATCATATCGGTTGAATCAACTTCAACAGGATTTTTTCTACGGCTAACTGGATCAAAGCCTAACAATGAGGACATTTTCACCATCACTTTTTCTGCATCAGCTTTCGCTGATAATGCGGGGTTTCTTGATTGCGTGCCTTGGCTATTGACGATTGAAAAGCCGTTTTTGTGAATATCTTCAACGGCTGCACGGAAAAGGGAATAGTTCACGCAATATAACTCAAGGTGAATTAAATCCGCATCTTGAATATCGCCACGTTCAAGAAGTTGTGGAATTCGTTCTTTCCATATTGCTTTAGCGATTGGATCTAAAAAACTTGGCGGGGTGTGTAAATTCTTCTTTTTGGCTGTCATTGTGTTTCCTTATTTTCAAAAAAATTACCTTGCATAAAAATTAAAGGGGGCGGGCGGTTCTTTAGGCTTGCCACTTTCTTTTAAAAACTCCCCCCACCTGTTCAAATTGTCTTTTTGTAATCGTTTAATTTAAAGCAAAGTCCAAAGCTGGATTTTGTTCAAAATTTAGACCAATCCAAATTTGGATTGGTTGGCTTAGTTGTTACCATATGACTACAACTCAACTGTGGATATATCACCATCATTCAGGTGTTGCGATATCGAAACGCCTCAACTGTGTACATATGCCCATACTTTAATTGTTTCGATATAGAAACGGTTTACTTCTTCGCACCAAATCCGCGTTGGTCTATCACTCGTGTTTTATAGCTATGGCAATCACGGCATAAAGATTGATGATTAGATTCAACCCAAAATAGCGGGTCTGCTTGTCCATTCACTACAGGCTTAATATGGTCTATCACTGTAGCGGGCGTGTAGATACCTTTCTCTAAGCACATCACGCAAAGAGGGTGATGCTTTAAGTATTGCGCTCGGTATTTACTCCACTTGTGATCGTAACCTCGTGCGCGACTGCTTGGACGGTTGTCCTTTGGCTTATGCTCTTCACATCTGCCCGACTTCACTTTATTTCTGCATCCAGGATAACTACAACGTCTTAATGGTTGATAAGGCATAGCTACACCCTTAGTAAGCGCAAGGCTCTCTATAGACTTCCCATAGTGCGGAAATCGTCATGGGTGCTTGTTTAAGATTGGCTAAATCTGTTATAGCCTCACGGTTTGTGTAAAGGTAGGCAATATACATTAAGCAGCCGACTTTAATTGATGGCGTAAACGGAACGGTATTTTCTGTTTCCTCATCACCAAAGGTTTTGCCAATATGCTTTTGGCATACTTCCAATGTAGCTGCCTTATAGGCTTCCAGTAACTCATCATCTAAATCATGATCAAGATTTAAATGCGCTTTGATGTCATCTAGGGTTAAATTAATATTCGCCATAAGCCTCGCCCTCTTTACACATTAACTGCAATTCTCGGTGTGATTCCATACTGTCAATCACCGAATAAATATCAAATAGTCGTTTACCGTATTTAATTCGCATTTTGTTTGTAATACCCTCAATGTAGCGAATGCGAATGCGGATGATGTTTTCACCCATTTGAAACGGGCCACTAAAATACTCTCGCCCTTGCAATGGCTCTACACTGGCTCGGACGGTTGCGATATGTTTCCAAAATGCTTTGTGTTCACCGTGTAGATTGGTTTCGCGCTCTCGGGGATAGTTTCTCGCCTCAATGGTGATGACCTTGTTATATTTCCCCGCCTTAAGCATCACTGCCATCGCTTGCCCCCTGTTCTTGTTCATCACCGCGTTTAACTTCTACAGTTTGTTTCCAAGCCTGGCTAAATTCATCTCCACCTTCATAAGGCGGTAAACCTTCACGGCGGCGAACTTCATTCGGAGACATTACACCCGCTTTGATTGCTACATCATAACTACTGAAACGTTCGCTTTGACTGGTGCGCAATAAGTCGCTTGTATCAAATTCTATTAAGTAACGTTTATTGCTGTTGCTGCCTAAATCAATCATCAAGGCATCTTTGAGCTGTTGTTCAAAGTTAGTAAGCCAAGGGCGCAAGGTTTGAGAAAGAAATGCTCGGCTTGCCTCACTGAAATTTGAATAACTACTATTGGAATAGTCTTGTAAGAAAATCGGGCTAATATTGTAGATTCGGGCTATATCGGAAATGGTGAACGTGCGACTGGCTAACCATTCTGCATCTTGGTTTGTCATGCCCAATTGTTTATATTCCATTGAGCCTTCAAGAATAGGCGTTTTACCTGCATTCTTCGCACCCTTGTAACGCTCAAGAGCTTTCACGGCTTTCTGTGCTTTTGCATCATCTAACCATTCAGCCGTTGAAATAAGTCCGCTTGCCATCAATCCGTTTTTCATAATGGCTGCACCATGGCGTTGTTGAGCTAAACCTAATCCCACCGTTTCACGGCAAACTGTTATCGGAGAACGCCCCATAAATCCATCAATAGAACTATGGCGTAAATGTAAAATCTCATCTTGAAGATAGTTTTTGGTTACCCCGTTTAAGTCTGTGATTTGATAAATATATTCACCGGTTACTTTACGGAAGATATTTACCGCACTGGGTTGATAAGGCGTAAGGCTTATTGGTTCGCCTTTGTTATTCCACTCAATCACGGCATAAGCGTTACCATTTAGCAAACAATGGCGCATCATCGTATTTTTGAATTGATACGGTGTTTGGCTGCGGTTTGGCATTTCATTGAGAAGATATTCAACAGGATGACGATAGATTCTTTCTCGGCCATCTTCTTTTAGTGCGTATAGATAACAAGGCATTGATGCGACCGCCTCTGAAATGACGGTAACGGCATTCATTACTGCAGGTAACGATTCTGCAGTTTGTGGACTGACAAATTCGCCCGCACCTGTATTGTTTACGCCCATGTAAGATAAAAGCTCTTCGATTGTGGTTGGCTCGCTACGTTGCTCTTTTCGTCTAAAAGGATTCCACATATTAAGCCTCCATCACATCAAGCCACTGTTTCAAAAGTGCGGTAGAGTGTTCTTGTGTTTTTTCTTTGGCCGCGACCATCGAACGCTTGGCAATTTCTACGCTACTTTCAGGATAGGCGGGAATGCTTGTTACGGTAACTTCAAAGAGTTCGGCTTTTTGTACGGTTCGTTGGCAAGGCTCTACATCAAAATTCCATGTTTCTTCTTTAGCCCAAAAGCCGAAAGACATTCCGCTAATATCGCCGCGTTCAACACTTACCAACAAATCACGCCCTAAGGTGGTATCAGGTGGTGTTAATTCAAAACGTAAGCCGATTGAATCTTCTTCTAGTTTTAATGTTCCCGCACTGGTGCGACCGAGTAACTTGGTGTGGTCGTGTTCAAAGAGTGCGCGAACATCTTCGCCACTGGCTAAACTTTCACTGAATGCTTTAGGCGCAAAGGATTCTACAAAATCACAGTAAAGCACTTGTGAAGGGCTGTTCCATTTGACCGCATAACCAACGAGCTTTTGATTCTCTTCATCCGTTGAAATGGTTGCAGAGCGGATTTCAAATTCTTTCTTCATTTTTCACCTATTAAGCAAAAAAGGGGCTTTCGCCCCTCTATGATTTATGCCGTTGTTTCAATCACTTTAATTGCGTTGGAATCTACCACGCCACCACCCAAATATTTATCGGTATGGACTTTATAGAATCCTGGCTCGGTTAAGTTGTCTGGTCGAGTTCGCACGCCTGTTTCATGATCGACAATGAAATAACCACGTTTGAAATCACCAAAAGCGATAACAGCTTGATTTGCACCACCTGTCGGCATTGTCTCTAAGAAGTAAACTGGACGGCCTAATAATGTAGCGGGTGCATCGGTTGTTAAACCATCGCGCCAAATGTAATCGCCATTTTTGTTTTTGAGTTTTTGTAATGCTGCTGCAATGGTTGATGACATCACCCATACGGCATTTTTGCGGTATTTACTGTGAAGGGTATAGAACGCATCGATTAAAGTGTCTGCCTCAATTTTTGCCGCACCCGCTACTTCAATTTTTTGAAGTTTGCCGAATGGGCGCACTTTATCGTTTTCAGTTGTGCGTTCGTAGGTCAATAAACCTTTTGATTTTTTGTTACCATCACCAGAGGTTAAATCCACTTCTTCTGTTTCAGTGAAGGTCTCAGTGATTTCATCAGTGAGCCAACCTAAAACATCAATGCTTGAGAAGTCCAAAATCTCTTGAGTGGTTTTCGGATAAGCATAGATAGAATTTAATGCAATGGTTACTTCATGCAATTTCGGGGTTGCTGTGCCGTTGCGTGCTGTGCCTTCTGTGCCATGTTCAACGGTTGCACCACCAGCAGATACTAATTTTTTGTATTCTTTCGCACCGATAGGCAAGCGAACGACATTACAAAGCTGGCGCATGACGCTATCATCTGTTAAGCGTTTCATGACCTCTTTGTCTAATTGAGGAATGACTGAATAGCCGCCATCTTCACCATTAGCCGTAGTTAAATTGCGAAGTTCACCTGTTTTAATGTAATGGCGCAATTCATCATTTGAAAATTGTTTCGTGCTGCGAGTTTCTAATGGGTTAGATTGCGCACCAAGATTACGTTCTTCATCTACTACGGTTTCGTATTTACTGATTTCATCACTCAATTGTTTCACTAAATCTTTCAATTTATCAAAATCTACTGATTCAGTTTCATCCAATGAACGATTTTCTTTTTCTGCTTTATCAAGCATTGCACGCATTTCTGCGACTTTTTCTGCCTTTTGTTGGCGTAACTCGATTAATTTTTTAAGCATAATTAGTCCTTATTCATCATAGTTGATATCAAACTGAAGAGCTGATGAAATCCATGCAGCTTGCTCTTCATCATAGTTATAGTCATAACTCTTTAATGAAATATTAAGAACAGATTTTAATTCGCTGTTATAAATAGTATTTCGAATTAATTCTGCAATATTATCTAATTCATCTTCGCCAGAGTGAGGTTTTAAATAAATAGCAATATTGAGTGTTGCATTTAATTCACTATCACAAAGACAAGTTTGATCTAAACTAATATCTTCTAAATAAACGGAAATAGCAGGACATTGTTCAGAAGGATTTAACCCAAGGATGCGGCCGCTATAAAAACGTTTAACTTGGCTTGAAAGAGCAGGTTTTAATCTTTCAATTACTTCATCTCTAATTTTTTCATGTATAAGCATTTTTTACCCTTATTTGTTCTTAATTAAGAGGGCTTATAAAAAGCCCATAGAACAATATATACACAAAAAATATAAAGTAAACACCTTAAATTTCAATAGTTTAGATACGTTTAGATACGTTGAGTAAAATATTTTATTCAGTGATTTTTTTAGGTGATTTTGGTTTTGAAAAGATAATTTAAGATAGGAATTTATCTATTTTTTATAAGTGGAGACAGGTGGAGACTAGTGGAGACTTAAAAAAATAGTATCCACTTTTATAAATATATAATAAATAAGGTTTTTTTTAATGTTTTTTAAGGGAAGTGGAGAAGTGGAGACTAAAATATAAAAAGTTTTTTAATATACTGTAATTTATCAGATTTTGCCTTAGTAACCAAAATAGTAACCAAAAATAAATGAACAAAAATAAACTTATTTTAAATCAATATCTTATATAACTAATTCACTTCTCGCCCAGGCACCAAATTAAAAAATATACAGCACTAAAAGCATTACAAAGCCCTGATTCTACTGAAATCAAGGCTTTCTTATTCCCTATACTCCACTATAAAATACTATCGAACCTTAGAATTTTAGTAATAGACTTAATAATATATTCACGCTAAGGCAAAAAAATCTATTACTAAAACAGCATAGAGACTTGTAAATACTAGGATTATCGCCTAGTTTGTTATATTACTAAGTAGGGCTATTTTATGGCATACTTAACAAATCCGCTTTCTTACGCCCAAATTAAAAAAGCAAAACTGAAAGAAAAAGATTGCTCCTACTTTTACAAACGATTCACGAATACATCCATAACTAAAAGGACTAAGCCCTGTAGATTACAGAGCTTAGTCCTTGATTTCATAGTCTAACTTTTTCAATGAAAATTATTTTTTACATTAAAATGCGGTA